ATAAGAGCTACGTGAAGCGCAAGAACAAGGTCTACGACTTTGCCGAAATCAACATGTTAGACCATCCGGCCTTTGCCCAGTATTGCCGGCCGATGATGGCCCTGATGCAGAGCGTGAATCGTGAGTACATGAAGCGTACGTCTAACGTGCTCGAGGAAAAACTTCAGTGCTGGGAGCCGTTCAAGGATTTCGAAACGCCTAGGGTCAAAAGGTACGAACCGGGTTCAGGCATCTTTGACTGGCATATCGATAACGGGGACCTGCATTCCAGCCGTAGAGCTCTGGTGATGTTCTGGTACCTGAACGACGTGGCCGAAGGCGGGGAAACCATGTTCGACGTCGGCGATATCATGTCTGTCAAGCCGGAAGCCGGAAGCGTGGTTTGCTTCCCTCCGTTCTACATGTTCCCGCATAAAGGGTGTACCCCTATCTCCGGACCGAAGTACGTAGTCTCGTCCTATACGTTGCTACCGCATGAAGGCGGGGTTTGCGACTGATATAAATATCAGTCATGGGCCAATACAACATAGACACGAAGAAGTATCTCACAAACAACGACACCCTTTTCGAGCACATGATGCTCGCAAACATCGACGGCACGCCGTCGGGTCTGTCATCCGGTACATCGTTCGATTCTTTCTCAAGACTTAAAGTTTCGAACCCATTCACACTTTTCGACTCAAGCCACCGCTATTCAGATAACGGTTTATGGGCTACCTCGACTTCAGGTACAGGTTCTGCTGACCATGACGCCAATCAGGGTCTGATAAACATGACGATAGGCGCCACATCCGGCGATAAGGTATACCGTGAAACCTACAAGGTATTTGCATATCAACCCGGAAAATCGTTGCTTGTCCTTAACACATTTTCTTTCGGTGCAGCCAAAACGGGTTTACGTCAAAGGGTTGGGTATTTTGGCAGCGAGAATGGCATATACATCGAAAGGGATTCAGACGGCACCATCTACTTCGTAAAAAGAACGAAGGTTGGTGGTTCAGTCAGTAATATAAGAGTTGCGCAAGCCGATTGGAATCAAGACATTCTCGATGGGACGACCATTACCGGGATCACGCTCGATCTTTCGAAGGTTCAGATACTTTGGATGGATTTTGAATGGCTTGGAGCCGGTAGCGTACGTATTGGGTTTATCATCAACGGTAAGTTCATACATTGCCACACTTTCTATCATTCTAACATTATTGATGCAACCTACATCACCACGGCATGTCTACCATTAAGATATGAGATTGAAAATCTTGCCAATACAAACTCAGGAAGCACGCTCAAGCAGATCTGCTCCAGCGTTATATCCGAAGGCGGCTATGAACTTTCTGGCATAAGTACAGCAATATCAACTTCAATAGCATCACCAAAGATACTCACCACTGCCGGAACATACTATCCGGTGTTCTCTGTAAGGCTGAAGAGCGCCCAGTTGGACGGCATAGTCATACCGGTTGGGGTGCATATAGCCCACGCATCCGGAAATTCGGCTACATATCAATGGCAGTTGGTTGAAGGTGGTACACTTACAGCCCCAGACAGTGTATGGACATCGGGTAGTTCATACGAATACAAGACCAACGGAACGTCTCTTTCTGGCGGTAGCGTGATATCAACCGGATTCTTTACTTCAACAAATCAGAGTTCTAGTGCGTCAGAGGTATTAAAGCCTTTGCTCTTCAAACACCAACTCAAGCGCGATAGCTTTACCTCAACAGCAACTCTGCTCACCCTTCTTGCTGTCACCACCAACAGCGGAAATGGTATTGTGGCATCGATGGATTTTGAAGAGGTCACAAAGTAAGGAAACAGGATGCCCGAAGATCTTCCAGATTACATGCGTGGATTTACCGAGGATGTGGACTGGGGATTCAGCCTCACCTCCACCAAGCCTGTTGAAGCCCCAAGCGAAACACAGACAGATATCGTAGAGGTAAAGAACTCTGTCAAGATCATCCGTGCCCAGATGGCCGAGATCATGCAGATCGTTCAGGAGCAGAAGGACCTGTCCGAGATTGCAACATCGGATGAGGTCAAGACCAGATTCCAAACTCTTGAGAAGATCATCATCCCTTTCCTGTACAAGCTCAGTCAGGGCAACGAAGCGTATATTCACTGGCCTAATAGAGGCCCGATCATCCAAGCCCAGATCGAGAAGATCCTGAAGCTTACCCGCGGAAACTAATCTTTACTGTTTACAAACATCATCGGATGGTGTATAATACTATCCATGATCAAGAAATGCTTCATCGATACTGAGACCACCGGCCTCGAACCCACCAAACACCGCGTTCACCAGATCGCGGCCATCATCACCGATGACAAGGGTAACGAGCTCGATTCAATCAACCTTTGCTTCCGCCCTGCCAACGGGCCTATCGAATTCAGCGCCCTCGAGAAGTGCAGGCTCACGGAGGATATGCTCAAGGGTCGAGGGATGAGCAGCGAGGAAGGGATGAAGCGGTTCATCGAGTTTTTAGAAAAGCACGTAAATCGATTTGATAAACAGGACAAACTTCACTTCGTGGCTTACAACAGCGAGTTTGACGAGAAGTTTGTTCGGGCCTGGTTTGAAAGCCACGGCAACGAGTTCTTCTCATCTTACTTCTGGCACCCCAGCGTATGCGTGCAAAAGGTTGCGGCCTGGATGCTCCAGGATCACCGAGCTAAGATCGATCGGTTCAAGCTCTATCGGGTATGCCAGTATCTCAGCATCGAGTTCGATGAATCGGTTGCCCATGATGCCATGTACGATGTACGCAAGACCCTCGACCTGTACCGGACATTGAGCGGATAAATAGACGGGTCAACCATGAGAGGTACCATGAACAAGACCAAGATCGTTTCATTCGCAACCGCTGCCTTGATCCTCATCTCTTCCGCAGGGTGTGCAACCCTGAGCAATATCAAGGTGCAGAAGAGGGACCTCAACTCGGCCGTCAAGGTTGCCGTGGTTCTCTACATCAAGGGTGATACCAACAAGGCCCAGAGCATCATCAAGCTCGTGCAGAAAACGCGTGCCGATATCGGCTCAGTTGAAACGATCAGCATCTCCGGTGCCGCAGAGTTCGTGAGAAAGAACATCGTTTGGAGAAAGCTCAAGCCGGCCGAAGCCCTGGTTGCGGACATGGTGATCAACCATGTTGAAGCTGCAATTGATGCCGAGATCCGTAATGCGCAGATCCCGCCGGACACCTTGGTGCTGGTGCATAGCGTCTTGGATTGGGTAGAACAGGCCGCACAGTTGTCTGTGAACTACGAAGCCCAGTCCCTGGAAGCTCTTAGATACCAGTAAGCGTCGGCCTAAGCCGTTGGACACCAATGGCTTGTAAAAATAGCGCCTTTTTACTCTTTTGTTGTTTACTTGGAGTTAGCTTCCGGGTATACTAGTATCATGATGAACGACATGAACAAATACAACCGCGTAGACAAACTCGAGTGGCTCAAGACCTCATGCAGCCCGAACTTCATTCAGAACCATCTGGCACTGGAAATGGCCAACTGGATGGGTGAACGGGAGTTTGAAGCCTTCTACGACACTCTGGTTCGCATGTGGGATATTCGGCGGGAACCGGCCGACCCCAACTTCGATCCCGAACGTGACCGGATCAGCGAGTAAACTGGAGACACACATGACAGAACAAGAAGAAAGCATAGTTGAAGCCGGAATGCGGGAGGCATATGCCGACTGCCACCAGTTCAAGTCCGAAGGAGTTCGAAATCTTGACTGGATGGCCGAGCAAGGTGTGCCGAGAGACCAGGCCATCTATTTGTTTCGACGGTATGTTGGAAGCTACAACAACTTTCGCGCGGAACTGCTTGAGGCTTTGCCGGCTGCATCTATGGTGATTCCTGCTCGAGAAGGAGGTGTATGCGTATATGTGTACTTTCCCGGAGCCATTGACACCGCGTACATAGAAAACATGAAGTATGAAATGAACGCCGACGAGGCCGACATTGAAAAAGAAAGCAGCGGTTTGGTCCGCTTCTGGTGGGATTGACCATGATGAACAACTTTGATCCGGTAATGATGGAGATCGTGCAGAATCTCACTGCCGATAATGCAACGCTGAAGTCCAGGGTTGCCGAACTGGAAGGCGATGTTGAGAAGGCTCGGGCATCGCTGGTCGAGGCTAACTTCGCTCTGTCAATGGCAATACTGGCAAAGAACCAAGCTCTGGAGCATGTCGACCGCTTGCTGAAGAACCCGATCGATTCCACACAAAATGGTGTACAAACGAAAGTTTGATGATATAATACCTGCATGAACTGTATAAGATGCTCGAGCCCTATCCACCCAGACCGTCTCAAGGTTCTACCCAACACCACCATCTGCGTTGCATGCTCTCGCCGGGCACCGGTGAAGAAGCTCAAGGGTGCGATGGTGTTCCTTCACAAAACCGCGCCGACCATCCAGATCATGGATGCGGACCATTTCGACCAGGACTGGAGTAAATACCAACCGAAGTTCGGTATGGGTTCTGGCGTACATCGAATGAGCCCAAGATTGGCAGGAACAAAATGAATAAACCGTGGAAAAGTGTGATTCGCAGAGAGTCCGGACTCGTTGAACTTGTATGCGAGCATGGTGTCGGTCATCCGGCTTACGGCTCGGTTGACTATCTTGGAGACGAGAGCTACTCGATTCACGGCTGCTGCGGGTGTTGCTCAACGCCGGAATGGCAGTTGGCTGATGCCCGTGAGGGAGTCGAGATCGCAAACAAACATATCAAATCATACCAACGCATGTTGAAGGAGTACCATGAGCAAGTCGTCAGCCGGAAAGGGTGATCGCTGCAGGATCGGCGATCGCAAGAGGTTCAACGAAAACTACGACAGGATCGACTGGGGTCGAAACAAACATGTTAAAGCCTGTACAAACAACCAAGATCAGTATACTATAAAGGACATTCAAAATGAAAAAGTCAAATAAGTACATGCGTAAAATCAAAGGCGTCGAGCTTGATGTCTACGACGTAATCCAAGCTTGGGACGTTCGCAACCCGGCACTGCAACACCTGATCAAAAAGGCTTTGCAGGCAGGTAACCGCGGACACAAGACTCTGGACCAAGACCTAGATGACATCATCGCCTCGGCTCACCGTGCCAAGGAACTTGAGTTGGAAAACAACAAGCGGCAACTTGAGTTCAAAATGGATCTGCTCGGCAATTTTATCGAAGCAACACCGGATCACTCTTTGCCGTACGTAACGCACGATCCATGCGATCAACCCGATCCGGTATTCAAAAAGGCTTGAAATGAAAGGTGTAGATGATTCAACGATAGCTCAAGCTCGGGCCTTGATAGATGCCCTTGAAAAGGCAGGTATCAAGAGTGAGAATCCTGGCCCGATCAAGAAGCCCGAAGACTACTACAGTTATCTGTCTCAGGTTTTGGAAAAGCAGGTAGGTTACCTGCGTAAGCAGAACCAAGAGCTTGAAGACAAGATGAAGGCAGAGAAGATCACGCAACAAGAAGAAAAGAAAGATTGATATGTCACTATTGGAAAAACTCAAGAAGTCCTCTAAGCTCGCCAACACGTCCATCCTGAGCGAGTCTAAGCTGTTTTCAAACCAGACCATGACGCCAACCTCGGTGCCGATGATCAACGTTGCGTTGAGCGGCTCTATTGATGGCGGCTTGTCTTCGGGCCTTACCGTATTGGCCGGACCGAGCAAGCATTTCAAGACCAGCTTCGCACTGCTCATGGCGTCATCCTATCTCAAGGCTCACAAGGATGCAGCCATGATCTTCTACGATTCAGAGTTCGGCTCGCCTCAGTCATACTTCCAGAGCTTCGATATTGACCTAAGTCGGGTGCTACATGTGCCAATCATGAATATCGAGGAACTCAAGTTCGATATCATCTCTCAGCTTGAGCAGATGGACAAGAACGACAACGTCATCATCGTCATCGACTCGATCGGCAATCTTGCTTCGAAGAAGGAAGTAGAAGATGCCATCAACGAGAAGTCTGTGGCCGACATGACGCGAGCCAAAGCCCTGAAGGGTTTATTCCGAATGATCACGCCATATCTGCGGCTCAAGGATATCCCCTTGCTCGCGGTCAACCATACTTACATGGAGCAGGCTCTGTATCCCAAGGCTATCGTGTCGGGCGGTACCGGAGTCATGTATTCGGCTGACAACGTCTGGATCATCGGAAGGCAGCAGGATAAACTCGGGACCGAAATCCAGGGTTACCATTTCATCATCAATATCGAGAAATCCAGATACGTCAAGGAGAAGTCCAAGATCCCGATCTCGGTTTTGTGGCAGGGTGGAATCATGAAGTGGTCGGGTCTGCTCGAGATCGCACTCGAGTCCGGTTGGGTCAAGAACCCGAAGCAGGGTTGGTATGCAGCTTACAAGAACCCGAAC